TGCTTTACTGTAGTCAAACAGCCCTGATGTTAATGCTGATGATGCGAATTGTCCGAATCTAGTACCATTGCTGGCTAATGCGAATATTTGCTGGAACTGCGATACTCCCGCTGTTGATAACAAGACAGGAACGCCAGTGGTGGTACTAACTGAAGTGCTGCCAAGAAGGTTACGATACTCATCACTAAATCGAGTGCCCTTTGTTCCAAACGCATCAGTCCCAACCCTGCCTGTTCTCAGGTAATCCAACGTGTTGCCAGCGCCCTGATTGTGGGCAATGGCTAATATTTCCTGTTGACGTTGACGTGATTGGTTTTGTATCCTGCTCTGTAGGTATCCATAATTGGCACGAGTAAATTCAATTAAAAAGTCCTCCTGCATTTTGGCATTAGACCTAAATACCTCCCTGCTCGGCACGGCAACGCCGAGCCTTTTGGCTGCGTCAATTTTAGCATCTGGCCCAAATTGGTACGCTCCGTCATACAAATCCTGGTCACCACCTATAATGCCGTAATTGCCACCACCACTTTCTATGTTTGCTAGTGCCTGTCGATACACGTTCCAAGTGGCAGGAGTAAAACCCATCTCAGCTAATGTTTTAATTTGTGACTCTGATAAATTTAACGCCATTAATTTGCCTGACATTACCGAGCCACCCTGGTCTGTCAGCTTCAAGGCCGCATTGTTTAATCCCTCAACTCGTTTACGTTCAAGCTCAATTAGCTTCTCCTGATGCCCCATCTCTAGGTCGTTGATTTTCTCTACATTCTGTAGATACTGATCCTGTATATTTAACCTATCCTGTTGGAACATGAGAATATCATCTTGCGCTTGCCGTTCGTATCGGTTTGCCTCCGTCCGTACATCAAATTCATTTTGCGTTATTTTGCCTGACCGTAGTTGCATGGCAAGGGCAGCATCCTCCACCGCCCTACTTCTACGGAGTACCGCATCAGCCAGGTTCGCCTCAGCATCCCTTCGTTGCTTCTGCAAATCATTTTCTAACTGCTGCACCTGTTTCAGCGTATCGAGTCGTAATGCGGCGATATCCCGCTCATAGCCCTCAAGGAGATTAAATCTCTCCCGATCATATTCCTGCTGAGCTCTTGCTAATTTCTCCGCCTCCTGCTCCCGCTTCTTGGCTGCCTGCTCCGCCTCCTGCTCTCGACGTTCCTGAGCCGCCCCGGTAACTTCATCAATCTGTAATTGTATTTCCTTTATCTTTTCGCGTAGCTCAATTTGCTTAGCAACATCTGTGATGAGAACCTCTTTTTGCTGACCTTGCAATTTAACTAATTCGTTCTGCAAATCCGACAGCCGCTTCTGAAGTGCTGGCTGTTGAGAACCTGTCCCTACTACTGACAATTGGTTTAATTCTTGTTGCTGTTCAGGAGTCAGCGGTAACCGGTTTCGTATAGATGACTTCTGTTGTCCTGGCAGTTTACTCGCGTCAACGGGCTTGCCGTCCTCACCTCGTATAACGGGTATCTGCTCGCCGACTTTTGATGCCTTACTGTAGGCATCCGCTAGAATCATCGTCGCTCCAACAGCAGCACCAACAACGCCTACTTTTAGCCCTAGTGCTGCCATTGCTGCTGGACTGGCTACTACAGCCAAGTTCAAGGCCTTGATTGCTCCTGCAAAGGACGCTAGGGCAGGAATCAATGATGCTGTTATTACAGCCGCAAAGGCGCCAATTGCAATGCCCTGCTTCTGCCAGTCAGGCATTTTGTTAAACTCTTTGAGCGCATCACGTACAGCACGCCCAAGCGGTTTTAGTGCATCAATCAGGTCGGGCAGTATCTGTACCGCCATTCTCTTTAGCTCGAAACCAATTTTGCCTACTTCCTGATCCGCCTTGATTACCTCATCAACAAACTCGTCATCCATTATTGCAGCAGTGGACTGAAGCTCCTTACCCACTCGGTTAATAAACGGTATGGCATCAGCGTTGGATGCCTTAAATAGGTTTATTGCAATCCTCGATTTGTCCACACCATCAGGCATTTTAGATAGCTGTATTGCAGCTTCATTAAATGTTTGCGTCGCTGATTTCAGTTGTCCATTTGCATCTCTAGACGAAATACCAAGAGCTACTAGACCTTTATCAAATTTGTTGACCTCCTCATCATAGTCGCCCTCACCAATCTGTTTGAGCATCTCGTTCATATCAACAACGAGATCAGTAAACGTGCCCATGTCAACACCAGTACCACGAAGCAGCTGTTGGTATTTGCTGACCTCCTCTACCGTAGACCCTAGTGCTGCCGCTGACTGCCGTGCCTCTAATGCCTGGTCACGCAGTCCACCAATAAAGTTGCTGATTGCATCAATTGAAAACGCAGCAACAATTGCTCCCGCCATCCCCTTCAAAGAGTCGGAAAATGAATTGTTGTCTTGCTGCGCCTTCTTTAGTCCAGCACCATATCGGTCTAATTCGGCCTGAGTGCGCTTATACTCCGCACTATTCCGATCTAAATTCTGCTGCAATGCCTTGAGGCTTTTGACATGCGCTTCAACTGCGGCATCGGTATTATCAACTGACTTCCCTAAAATTTTAGCAGCCTGTCCCATTGCTGCGAGTTTGTCCCGGCTCCGTTGTGCTTCAGCATTTAACTGAGCCAGTTCATCAAACTGTGCGTTTACCTTTAGATTTATTTTGGTGTCTGCCACGTTCTGTCTGCTCCGCTAATTCCGACAGTATCGCCGACTCAATCCATTGCAACTCAGTTAGTAACTGCCGCTTGTCCTCTACTTCATGCAGCGCCGCCACTGCTAGTATAGCACCATAGTCCAGACCAACTAGTCCAGCCATTGACGTGCGCCACTGTGTCTGTACTCCACAAAAGAAAAGCCAGGTTTCTACATTCTCCAACCATAACTCGTAGTCCTGTTGTTCAGGTTGTGGCAGTTCAAGCCCTGGAGCAAGTACCGCCACATCCTGCGCTGAATCATCAACCGTTGCTGGCGCAGCCCACCTGCGAGCCGCGCCCTCTAGTTTTTTCGTTTAGCTGCCTGACCATTATACGCATCCAGGAATGCCGTCAGTATCGCACCAGCGGCCATTGGTACTTCCAACAACTGCTCTAGCGCAGAACTGCTAAACGGTACGTCGTCATCACCATCTGATATGCTGCCGTCTGGCCAACCAACAACAATATCACGAACAATCTGGTGAGCCGTGCGCTCATCAGATTGTATGTCCTCCGCCAGTTTAGTAACTTCAGACTGCGATAACCGCTTGAACTCAATGTCAAATGTACTGGTGTTGTGTTTACCTCCTGATACAGGAGTCACCAGTTTGACTGGCCATATAAAACTATTACTTTGTTTTATTTTGAACATATTAAGCAAACGCGATAGTTACTTCATCATTGCCAGCAGCGGATGGTGTTAGCACTCCATTCACTGATAGCATAGTCGTTCCGTTGTCGTCCTCATAGGTAGGGCCATCAGTAATATCAATCAATGATGATTGGATAATGATTCGCTGCCCAGCCGCTGAACCATGACGGAAAGTTAAGTTGCCCAGCGTAGTACCAAGACATGCTGCAAAATAATCTTTTTGTGCAATGGTAGGAGCTTCAAACTGTACCGCTACAGTAGGACGACGGTCTGCATACTGAACAAACGGGCCCTGTGGTAATCCAATCAATTCACGATATTGAATATCAACCGCCATGTCTAGCGTTAAACTACGCAAAGGCGCTACATAATCGAAGAACCTAAATTCACCAGAGTTAGTATGGTTTACTACCTGTGGCGTAATTTGGTTATAGGTTGGAGACAATGGTGCAGTATCGGTTGGAGCAGTGTACAATCCAGTCATCGTAAACTGGAATGTTGGTATTTCTCCAACAACAAAGTTCGCAGTCACCGTACCCCGACAACCCTTGATAATGTGCTGAATGCCATCCACATTAGCATAGATAGTAGCTGATTCAAAGCCTTGCCCAACAGGTGAATACACGTGATGTTCATCTATTGAATAGGTAGAACTAGATGTAGGCTGAACAGGGAATGTCCCATGAATGGTAGCTACCTTGGTTGAACCAACATACGATTTAATGATTGCAGTCTGTGTTCCAACTCCAGTCGGCGTGTTGTTAGTAAACCGTATCCGCATACCACGATACGCATTATCAACCGCACTGGCAGTATTAGCAAGTGTTATGGTAGTGCTTGTACCATCCGCAGCCGTACCAGTATGTGCAGCGTTGAGGGTAGTTACATTAAATCCGCAGGCACGCAACAACGCATCGAGTCCAGGAGGTGGTGTTGCGATGTTAGCAGCACCCCTACTCGCCGCTTCAACCGTTAGCGTAATCTGTACGTTCTGGTTAGCTACTAATGACTCGTAGTTGCCTAGGTAGGGACGGATTACAGTACGCTCTACCGTGGTTGCATTTAATGGAGTTACCGATAGGTCGGTTACCAATAATGCATCCGTCGCAGTTGGCGTTGGGTCAGTACCATATAAACCGCCAGGTATGCTGTACGTTGACGTATTATCAGGAGTTGTGCCAAACGTTCCCTGAATAGTCGCCGTCTTGCTCGAACCTGCATATGCAGCAATTATTTTAGTCTGTCCCGCACCTGTACCACCAGTAATGGTAATGGGCAGCCCTGCATAATAGTTATCAACCGCGCTTTCGCCGCTGGCTAGAACGATCGTGCTCGCTGTCCCCGACTGTGCTGTCCCCGTCTCCGGTGGT